CATACCCAACTGCATCTCAATCTGCTTGCGATACTCAAAGCCCAGATGCTCATTGATGTGCGCCATCATAGCGCTCTGCAACGCCCCAGCCATTGGGTTGTTCTGTAGCAACTGCATAATCTTTGGATCTTGCATCGCCGACATATGAACTGTGATGTGGGCTTGATGGTCTTGATATAAAAATGCTTTGACCGGTTTGCCCTTGAGCACGTTCTGGTTCTCAGATACTGGGTCTGTTGGCTTCTGATCCTCGTCCATTGGGATGAGCTTGCTAGCATTTTTAATACCGAGCACATCTAACATCTGACGATGCAGTAATGGCAAGTTGTATAGCTGTGGTGCGCCTTGAGCTAACTGAAGAACCGCTTGGTACTGGACGATCTTCTGTGCCATTGTTGAAGCATTAGGATCACTGACAGGGATAACGTCCACATTGTCGTAGTCAGACTTCTTAGCAAACCTTGATCCCTCGACCGGCTGATATGGATATTCGTCTGGTGTGTACGCAGCAATAATGTGCTTGAGCAGTTTTAACTCTTGCTTCATTGAGAAGTGGATGCGAGCTTGTACAGCAGACATCACTTTGAGCGTACGCTCCAAGATTGCTAGAGTTGTACCAACAGGCGCTTGGCTAGACATATCACTGATCTGTAGATCAGCAGTGTTTGCAAAGCGACGACCTTCTTCAACGATTTGATTGAGCAAGGCCATTAATGTTTGGCTTGGCTCTTTGTATGGAAGCGGCAGAATGTTGTCACGCATCGTGCCACTAGGCACATCTACGTCTCTAAACTCACCGGGGGCAATCGGGGTATCGTCTCCCTTAACTCGCAGGCCTCGGGTTTTAAAGCCACCTGGCAAATTCGATAATGTACCAGCGTCGACAAGTTGTCTGATAAGAGAAGTACCAGACTTAGCAAAAGCGCCGATGAGGTGAATAAGGCCAAAACAATAAAAGCCAAAGCCCGGAATGTATCCATAATGGACGAAATGCTGACGTTTCTTATAAGTCTCATCATCTGGCTCCCAGTTCTTGCGGATAGCCAAAATGGTGTTGCTACCCTTTTCTAGAGTCACTACATAAGGAAGTGCAATCCCAGTAGGTTTGCCATCCTCGTCTTTATGCTCGTAGCCTGGCAGATCAAGGTCCACGTGCATCTCTAGTAATTTGTAACGGTCGTCCGTTGTTGCTCTAAAGCCAAGCTTCTCGGCAATCTTCTTCTCAACCTCATCAAGCGTATTGTCCGGATCGCCTAAGTCCACGTCACGGTAAAAGCCCGCTGCTTGTAGTTTCTTTAGGTCGTTCTCGGTCTTGCGCATCACATGCGTGACCCGTTCTGCGGAAGCTAAGTCAGACGCGCCATAAGGCACCACGATGTCTTCTGCAGGGACGTACATCGACACTTGACGATCTAGGTTTGGATCGAAGTACACTTTTTTGAACGCATTACCTGCTAAGCCCAAGCCCCAAAGCATGCGCTCATGCTCAGGGCGGAACTCTGGCATTGCCTCTGTAAGCTGGTAGTTCATGTCATCTTGGACACGCTCAGCCGAATCTTTTTTCTGTGGAGTCTCTTTACCGATGATGACGGTCTTTACCGGCCCCGCAGCTGGGAACATGCTCATCATGGTTTCTGCTTGGAACTTGACTAAGGCTTCTGAGAGGAGGGGGTGGTACACACCGCATGCGCCTTCCCAAGGTTCTGTGCGCTCCTCAATCTTCAGACCAAGAAGTTCTAAACCGTCGACGTAAGTCTGTATCCAGTCTTTTCTACTGCCAATATCCGAATCAAAATCACCAACCAAATCACCCGCTAACTTTGTCAGCTCGCCCTCGCTCATGTACTCGGCAAGGTTAGCGTTGAACTCGTCGGTTGTTTCTTCTTCCTTCTCTAGAACTATTTCTAGACCATCCATGCCAATAGTGACTGACTCAGGATCTTCGATTTCTATCTCAATCTCGGGCTCTGCGGCGGCAAGAGCTTCGATCCCTTCAGGGGCTGCGTACAAACCTTTGTCAATATTAGCTGCCATAATTTATCCTTAATAGTACCCAGCGGTGCGCTTGGATTTAAAATACTTTATCTCGTCGGGTTCATCAGACTCTAACCGAATAAAGCCGCCACGTCTATACCGCAGCAGGGCTTGCGTCATCGAGTCTACCAAGTCATCATGCTCGCCCGACGGAAAGCTTGCGACCTCTTCTACCAATTCTTCTGCCCAACTTGTGTTTGGAACCCACACGTGCCCGCTCGCAAATAAGTCAGCTACCGCATTTAGTCTCGCTATTTTATCGTTACCTTTGCTTGGTGTGAACTCTTGAACAGGAATACCCATCGCTCGAAGCTCAAATATCAATGGCGAGCCTGCCGCTTTCGCTTCCACAATCATAGCGTCTGGTTCCCACTCTTTCCATTCTTCAAACGCTTTCTGTTTTAGCTCAGGGAACTCCATACGCTTTTTAAATGCATTTAAGAGGATGATATTGGCTTGTTCCACCCCTCTATCGTCTGGATGGTAGAACACACCCCACGTTGTACAGGCAGAATAGTCGCTCCTTTGGGTCTTTAGGAACGCCGTATCCCACGATTGGATCAGAAACTCGCACTGCGGAGGGTAATCTTCCTCCCAAATCTTCCACCACTCCCGTTTTATGATCGCCGAGACGTCTGAAGTGGGCTGCTGCATGTACTGAGCCTGCCATTTGGCGTTGGGAAGCTCGTTTTTTAGGGCTAAAAGCTCTATTTTTGACCAAAACTGGGGCCAAAGTGGCTTGCCAGAGGGTAAAAGCGCCGGAAAGTCGATTACTTCCCACTCTTCTCCCTCTCTTTGGGTGGCTGCTTTGACAACTTGCCCCGTTAAGTCCTTCTTGGACCACCGTGTCATCACAATAATGATTGCACCGCCCGGCTGGAGACGCTGACGAGGACCCGATGTGTACCACTCGTAGGTCTTATCGTAGATTTCTGGGTTCGTTTCGCTTAATGCTGCCTCTTGTTCTGAATGCGGGTCGTCAATAATGAGAATATCTGCGCCTTTACCAGTAACCGCTCCGCCAACACCGATCGCAAAGTAGTCTCCACCGCTATTAGTCGCCCAGCGACCTGCTGCCTTTGAGTCTGCTTGAAGGCCGACGGTAGGAAATATGTCCTTATAAACGTCGGAGTCGACCAAATTACGGACTTTTCGTCCGAAGCCCACAGCAAGCTCAGCGGTATGCGAGGTTTGAATAACTTTCTTCTGAGGAAATTTACCCAGAAACCAAGCAGGAAGGAGATAACTAGCAAATTCAGATTTTGTATGCCGAGGTGGCATATTAATAATAAGTCTTTTACATTGTCCAGTAGCGACTCGCTCGAATGCCCTTGCCATCTTGACATGATGTTCTCCATGAATAAACGTAGGCCAAACATAGTTAACGAAGACCATGAAGTCATCCTTGGCCTTATCAAACGCGATACTTCTCTTAGCCTCAACAATGAGGGCGCCAATCTTTTGCTGGACTGGCGGGGGTAGATTGGGTAGAGCTTTCTCAGCTCTCTGAAGCAGTTCCGGGCTCATCGTTTTTGTCGTCTGTGCCTAATTCTTCATCTACGTTAATGTCACCAATACTCTTGGGCTTTTCGGGTTTGACCTCTTCTACCTGACCCATGTACATATCTAGGGTTTTGGCAAGTTCCCGCTCAATATCATCGACTGTGCGATGGGTCACGTTAACCTCAATCTTGTCGGAGAACAAGCCCACACTACCGATGCGTCCTAGGTTTTCCAAGGCTTTCATACGCTGGCGGGGGTCTGGATCAACTGATTCAGTGATTAGTTTGTTGGTCACGTAATTACGTAAACGGCGGTGGACGTCTAGAACCTCTTGGTCCCATTCTGACAGGATGGCTTCCAGATTGATGATGGTCCCAGGGGTCAGCTCTTTTGCTGGTGGGATTTTTTGGGTAGCCATAATTTCATGGCTTTTTGCTTTGTCTGCTTCGGTGACGGGAACAGTGGCACCTTGCTTAATCAGCTCTTGCACGGTCTCGAATAGGGCGTGCGCTTTCTCTCGAAAGTCTTCGATCTCTTCTGGCGTTGTGTCAAACGGCAGTGGTATTCCTATTTCTGGCGTCGCAATAATAGGCATCTAGTTGTAAAACTTTGTGTAGTTTCGATGAGCGAAGTATATATCGTATTTTTTATTTTGCAAACTACTAGATCTAGGTGGAGAGCGATAGCACCAAGTATGCGAAGCGAAACACCATCGCTCCCCGTGTCCTCACGTGACTAAGAACCAAATTAGTTTACTTCCCTTTTGCCATGTTGCAATGCAGCATTTATTTTTTAAAAATTTATATACCCCCCGGGGGGTGGAGTCCCAAATAAAAAGGCATGGGGGGTGTTTCCTAGAAACGACTTTACTTTGTCCAGAAATACAGAAGACTGGGAAATTCTCGTGTACATCATTATGTAAGGCAGAACTGGCGGAGTCCCAAATAGATTTTGGGGGGTGGGGGTCATTTATTAACATTGTTAATAAGTAAGCCGTTGAAAATGCTAGGTTTTTTTCTGTATTTTGGTACATTAGAACCATGGCAAAGCAATCACGCCGAGCCATTTATTAACCCTGTTAATTTTTTAGGAGATTCAAAAATGAGTGCAAACTATTCAGATGTTATTTCAAGTGTTAAGTCAGCAATCAAGGTCGATTCTGATACCCAAAATAAATGGGTTAAGGCGGGCGAATCAGTAGCCGACTTTTACCAATCCGCTAAAGCCCTAGAAGAGGTTAAGGCGCAATTTATTGCGGATGCAATCCTGCCCGCACTTGATAAGCGCCACGCTCAGGCGCTCGCCGTTGATTTGCCACGCAAGGGCTCAAAGGATTTTAATGAGAAAACCGCTATGGATATTTCCTACGCTGACAAGTGGGAATTGGCGAATCAAGGCAAAAAAGACGCGCGCGCCACTTGCGATACTTATTTCAAGCGGGTTTTAAAGTACGCATTCCCGCCTGAGAAAAAAGAGAGTGCCAAAAAATCGTTTGCCGAGAAAATTACCGCCTTAATCGAAGAGGGCGGGAAAATCAAAGAGTGCGACTTTGACCTAGTTAAGGTAATGGGCTTTTTGATTCAGGCAGAGGCTTGCACCAAAATCAAAATCTAA